GTTGAGCTATGGCATCTGCCTGTGCATCACGCTTCTCAGAGCCTGTTGCATTTTTAGCCCTTTTAGTCAAATTGTCTAACTTGGAAGGAGCCTTACGACTCTTACCGACACTCTTATGGAACTTTGGCACAGGCTTAGCAATCTTCTTCTGTGCAAACTTAACGCCTTCTCTGAAACGTTTAGCGTCCTTTACAAGCTCTATCATTCTCGCATCATCAACTGATGCGAAATCGGTATCAGCGAAACCGTACTGGTCGACTAAAAACGACTTCATGCTTGACATGTCTTTATTAAACACTTCAGCATTATTCCAAGTCGGATTAGAGTCCAGCATCTTTGTACGTTGCTCCTGCATATGACGAGTACGACCTTCATACATCTTAGCAGATTCTGCTTGGAGCGTAGTTTCTTTTTCACCTTTGATAGCTTGTTGTGCTTGTTGCAACTGATTGGCTTTGGCTGCATAGTCTTGCTTTGCTGCTGCATATTCAGCAGGATTCTCGACTCGCAACCTATCCCAATCAATTCCATTAAACTCAGACACTAACTGACTTTCAAGAAAGTTAGTCATAGCTTCTACATTATCAAGTTTACTTTTGTACTCCTGTGCCACTTGACCCGCTTGAGCATCAAAAGCTTTCCGCTCTTCGGCCAGACTTTGCGCCTTCAGAGTGTTAGCTTTATTAGTTTGATAGCCCATGATAAGATCAGGAATCTTAACCGTAGATGCTTCACCATTAACTTTAACATTTATACCTGAGAGATTACCCTCTTCGTCAAAGCTAATCTGACTTTCATCTAAGCCAAGTACTGACTCCCATGTGCCATCATCTTCAGACTCTTCACTTGACTCTTCGGTGGATTCTTCAGTTGGAGTTTCCTCTTCTTCAGAATCTTCTGAATCTGTGCTTTCGTCTTCTGCTTCAAGAGTTGGCTTAACTACGGCCTCCTCCTCTTCTTGAGCTTGGCCACCGCTACCGCCCACTAGCAACTCTGCTATTGCATCGGTCTGCCCATTTGCATCAAGGTCACCAGGATTGCTTGATACATCTTCTGCTCCAAGTGCCGCTCTGACACCTAGGAAGCTCAATCTCTTTTTAAAGTTCATATTCTAATTCTCGCTAGTGGGGTTTAATTGCTGCGAAGCCATCTTGCCAGTGTTTATAACACTTAGGACTTCATTCTCCATACTATCTAATATCATATTTAAACGCTTTGCTTCTAGCATCTCATCTAATTGATTTATCTTAGCATCAAAGAAGTTCTGACATAGAGCTATACGCTTACCTGCTATAAATGGCTCTATAAAATCCACATAGGCTTTCTGAGCCCTATTGCCTAATCGCTGTTCTTCTTCTAACTGATCACGAGTTTCTTGGGGGAGATTACTCACTTACATCATCCTTATTGCCTTCATAGTTTTCATTCTGCTCAGAAGCTGTATCAGCTTCTATGCGCGTTAATTCAAGAGCAACGTTACTATCAGTCTGGTGATACTTATAATCAAGATCAGCAGTCTTGCCCATATTCTCTGCTATAGCTTCCGCTTCGGCGAGCTGTTGCTTAAGAGCATTCATCTGATTATCAGATTGTTGCTTGTAAGCTGTAAGCTCGTTCTTAGCTGTATCAGTTTCCATCTTAGCTTTGACAGACTGTTGTTTAGCCACTGACTCATTAAGCGCAGCAGTTCCCAAGTCGATCTGAGCTTTAGCAAGAGCTTGTTCCATAGCCTTGTTCTCTTTCCGTTCAGCATCAGCTTGCTCTCCTTTAGCCTTCGCAGACTGCTTACCTTGATCACTCTCTGGGTCAACGAAGTATCTCGTAGCTCCATTAAGGCCAGTAAACTTACAGAAGTCGTCCATCGCTGTAAAGATCTGTAGCGGAGTAACCAATGTTTGCATTGAGTCAGCTACAATCTGTTGTTGCATAGTTATCACTTGCGTAATAGCAGCCGTCTGAGCAGTTCGATCGCCAGTACCTGTACCCACTCTTACTGTACACTGTGTTCGATCTAACCACTCAGAAGGCTTTATTTGCTGCCACTGACCCCTGAACTTGAAATCGACGACAGAATCAACATGCTTAACGGAAAGATCGCGTATCATAGTACACAATGGTTTCAAGCCAGTCTCAGCTATTACACGAATGATGAGCCCCACCAACTCTTCCTTCGCGTTCATAAGTCTGTCAACGCCTTGCGAGCCAACTCTGTCGCCGATATTCTGTGGTGTAGCAGGGCCATCTGCATCAACTCCAGTTCGCCCTCCTCTCACCTTATCTAAATACTCCATCATCTGATAGGCATCTTGGCCTAACTGAGGAGTTGCTAACGGCATAATGGCATCTAAGCGTTTGGCTCGAATTATACCACCTGGACGACTCACTAATAAGTCATCCATATTAACCTGGTTCTCAACCACTACATTCCGCTGATTGTTCTGCAGATACATGTTATCCATCATATTACGCCATAGCGCAGTCTTCTGGTTCTGTATCTCAGCAATACGGTCTGTAATAGAACGACCTTGGAACTTATGCGACATAAGGATGCAAGTGGTAGACACCCAAGGCATATGCTCCATTTCTTCAATCTTGATAATATCTGTTGGGGTATCGCCACCTGCAACAGTTATCTTCATCAACTGGCTAATGCCAGTCTCCATAATATCTATCTGCATAAAGCATTCAGATATTTCTATAAGTCTCTGAGATGGATCTTCTGAACCCGCGTCTCCATAAAATACAGACTCATCTTGCATTTGGAAACGATAAGCTGTATCATAATAAGAGCTGTCTTCTGGGTAATCATCCGTATCTTCAAGGGAGATATCATACATCTCTATCACATCAGAGACAGACATCTGATTCACATGGGCTGTGAAACGAGCAGCCTCCAGGCTAATGGAGTTGTGCATAGAGTTAACACGGAACTGCTCAGGTGGGATAGGGTCTACATATATCTTCCCACGGATACGCTCTACAGATACAACTACATCATTAAGTATGATAGGCTCTTGCATCTGCTGTTGAATCTGCTGCATGCCTTGTTGTAACTGCTGCATTTGTTGTTCAGCTTGTTGCATCATTTGTTGCATTTGCTGAGCATGCTGAGGGTCTTGCGCCATTTGGGGATTTTGTTGCATCTCCATTTGGTGTTGTTGGCCTTGCTGTTGAACTTGCTGCATCTGCTGCTGCATCTGTTGAAGTTGCATCTGAAGCTGTTCATTACGAATAGCAGTTTGATTCTCATCAACATACTCAGATCGTTCAACTAATTCAACACCTTGCTGCTGAAGGAGCTGCATAACTTGCTCTTCAGTAATACCTGTCCAATTAGATGATTTCTTCTCTGTCTTCTTAGCATAGTAACATTTAAGTATACCATTACGTTGCATCAATGCATCTTTGACAAACTGATGAATGATAATGAAACCATCGTTCTGCTTCATTAGCACTTCATATACATACTCTGATTCCATTTCCGCTTGGCGTTCGTCACCTTCATGGACAGGATCAAATACAACTATCTCATTATTCTGAGTAAAGGACTTCATCACTTGAGGCATTATCCACTCAATCGAATCAGCTACATCAGTAGAGTTAATAGAGCTACGTCCCTCAGGAGCAGGCCCAGGTGTACTCCCAAGGTAGTAGCTCAAAGATAGTTCCAGATCAGAGTTCTGTGTGCCATTGTAAGCAGAAGAATCAGTAAGCGAAAGCTCTGCTGCCACAATAGCTAATATGTCGTCTTTGGATAATGCCATTATGTGATCTGCCTATCAGTTTGTGAGTAATCAATCTTTTCGCTGCTATCATAACCACCTACAACATTATTACCTTCACCTCCACCAAGCATAAGGTACTGTAGGGAATCACCAACGTGAGAGTATCTTCCTTTGTCTGGCTTATCTTGGAATCGCTCTTGACCAGAGACTGACATACGCTTATATTTATATCCACCAGCTAATGCTTTCCTTACCATAGGAGCGCCAGGCCCAACTAGAAAGCCAGGGTTTCCGCTGAAGTCCATCCTCATCATTGGGCCAGCTACTGCTTCTCTACGAATGATAAAGTCATTAGTATAGGTAGGCCAAGCGACAATCCCATGGTTGTCTAGTATTTGAAAGGGAGTTGTCTCATCTGTTTGAGCTCGTTGGTCCCCTGCAGGGTCACCGTAAATCTCAAGTTTATGACGAGGATATTTCTTATTGATATCTGCATTAAGAAGTTTAGCAAAGTTAGCAGCTCCCATATCTTCTGTTACAAGCTCATCAAATATGATCCAACGATGAGAAGCAGTTAAGTACCCGAAAGTAGCAGCTGGGGTGAGACCAAAATCAATACCAATGATAATAGTAGCGTCATCAGGGGGAATAAGCTCATCATCAGTCGAGTGCACATCATCTTTATATTCTGGCCATACAGGCTTACCATCGGTCACGAAGCCATACAGCCCGTGGACATATACGTTGATCCACTCCTGGTCTTTGCCATCCTGCATATTAGTGTAGTAACCCTTTGGCAGATTAGGTATGTTTTCCGCTTGATGTGAAGTACCTGAGGGCTGCTTAAACAGTTTATAAGTCTTTGGTCTAGACACTTCGAATATCCTATACCACCAATGATCAGAGTCAGGTGGGTTAGTATCCATAATGAGACCATGCCATGTTGGGCCATAGGTAACTCCATTCTGTCTGATAGTACGTGGGAAACGGCCTAGTCTGCCGATAAGCATATCAATGATAGCTTTAGGAATTTCTCTTGCTTCATTTACCCAAGCGCCAGTAAGCTCAAGGGAAAGAAGCTTTTTGATATCATCAGGCTTATCAAGGGCACGGAAAAGTATTTCTACTTCAAGGATAGTGCCATCAGATAAGAGTTGAGTAATGGTGAACTGAAGATTCATCTTTCGATAGATGCCTAGAGATTCAGGGAACCAATCGAAAAATGTCTTAATGGTTGTATCAATAAGCTCACGATAAGTGTTACGAATGATAGCGAAGCGGGTACGTCTACGTCCTTCTGGGTCAGGAGTCTGAAGGGTAGCTTTTATCATTAGGTCAACTGCGCACGCAACACTCTTACCTGAACCAATGGGACCCATTAAGGCACGCACAAAATGGTCATCTTTATGAAAGAGAGCCATATTGGGTGATGCTTCATAGGTCACAGAACTCATGGCATGATTACCTTGAAGTCAAACCCAGAGGAACCAGTAGGAGTAGCAGTAACCTGGAAGGATTCAGAACGGGTTCTAAGGTATTCAATAGCAGAAACACCGCCATTCCTAGTGTTCATATGAAGGAATAGTTTATCTACTGCTTTGTATATGCCATCCGCTACGCCTTTCTGATGCGCGAGTCTTACATAACGCACTTCCGCTGGAGAAAGATCTGTTAGAGTGAGGCAAAGATAGTCTAAGCACTGAGTAATGTCAAGTGCTTTAGCTCTCTGCTCGATTATCTCTAAGTCCTCTGGTCTGAGGATAGTTAAATCTTCGAGCTTGCGGTAATTGATATGCATTTCCTTGCTCCTTTGAATGCTTTTAATTAAACTTAACCTATAGGTTAAGTCTAGTATAAAAAGGTGGAGAAGTAAAGCTAAATTCCGCTTATACCGAAATATTATAAGACTTCCGCTTTAATAACCTAATCAGGGATGAGTTGGCATAAGGAAGTGATTAGTTTGGAGTTGTTTTTTTTGAATTTTTTTTTTGTGAAAAATAGTGAGCCTGCTCCCTGACGGCGGCGAAATATTCTAACCCCCCGCCCCATAACGTTAAACCCAACCCGCTCGCTTGGCCTTATACCTTTTAGTTATAAGCTAATAACATATTGATAAACAAAGAGAAGTAAGTGAAGGTTATAAGGGAAGACATTCTTATAACTTAACAGTCTATGTATAGCCGACTGCCTTAGATGCTATCTAAGAGGCGTAATGCTATACCCATACAATGGTATAGGTTAGAAGCGAACGCACTTCCCCTTATATATCAATGACTTACGTTGGATAGTTAAACTCTTTCTAACTTCTATAACATATAGTTATATACTTATAACCAAACGGTATTAGACTTCCGCTATGATATCAGGTA